CTGGGTTTATAGGTACTACCCCACGCGCTCTCTATGACCTCGTCCCAGAAATCGACCTCAGCAGCCCGTTGACGGGCCCGTACTGAGGGTTTCTGACTTAACTCTTGTCTCCGCCATCCGCGCGGCAGCTCAACTTGTCCGGACAACCTATCCGGGGGAGGGGGTAAAGGAACCCCTTCGGTGCACAGCGAAAGGCACCTCTCGAAACGAGAAGGAACACTATTCGCGTACCACAACTCCCTCCGCCACAGGCCGGAAAGCTTGAGCATCACATCGGATGCCGGCATTGCCAATCCACGGCACACACTCCTTCCAGATTTCCTTATCAACTTCGCACGACACCTCAGGAACCAAGCGCCTAACTCATCTCTTATCTCCCCTCGAAAGCCTTCTAGAAATCCCCTCATCGTCCCAGCCAAAGCTGAAGGATAGGGGCTCTTACTTTTCTGTAGAGAGGTACAACGGACGACAGGCACCAGTCGAACGTTATCTCCTACATGGAAGAAGGTCGAGTTCAGAGAAAAAGAAGATGACGACACGAGCGTCTTCCCGGGAGACAACTTCAACCCCACAGACGACACAAAACCCGCCCACCTCAGGTAATCCACCTCTTTGCACCTAAAAATGATGTCATCGCCGTTCACCTTCACAGGGACCGACTCATCAAATATCCACCGAAAAGCGAGATAGTTCTGGATGCAAAGGAGAGGAAAACAGAGGAGGGAACCCATCAGCTGGCGTGTCGCTTGCACTTCTACCCCATCCGAGTACTGAATAGTAACTCGGAGGTATCGAAGGGCAGCAACTTGAACTTCTAAGGGCACACGTACACATCCACGAAAGATGGTACGGAGCACCCACTCAGCTGTGGTAACGGGTAAGTGGTCGGTGGCGGATTCATAATCCCCAGAGACGAACACTTCGCCAGGAACCTTACGGAACGTACGAAACCGATTCGCTTTTGCCTTTCCCCTCAACAGCCAGGGAAATTCGGAAATACGGTCATAGATAAGTTTGTGGAGGGGCTTCAGGACTTGCGCTTCGGCAGACATGACAGTCACAGCGCGGCTCTTGCCGTCACACTGTGCGTCCATGTACCGAACTTTCATACCGTTGGGACCAGATAAGAGATCCGACTCGCCCATGCAGGCGCGCCCATACTCTAAACGATCTGGCCCCTCCGAGCGCCATCCACCCTTTCCCCGCCCTTTCTCTATTACCGATTTTATTGTCGGAGTTGCCGAATCAACTGCTCTTAAATACCCTTTATCCCATCCCTTCGGGAACATCTCCCCCACGAGTTTACACACGTGAGCGATGTATCCCGCCGGAGGGTCGAGACAGGGCGCAGTCACCCTTGCGCGGTGAATAGCAGGTTCGGCGGCCGTAGACGGTAAAGTCTTCCGCCAAAGAAAAAGTGAACCAGAAATCGTCAGCCTATCCCTCAGAGGGAGCCGACGAATCGGTTCGTACCAGTCGTGGTCAACCGGGTTTTCAAGGAGTCCCACGGAAAACTCCTTCCCTTTCTTTTGTATAACAGAGTCAATTACACTCGAATTGGTCCACTCAGGGCAAGGCAGAGGCACATCAAAGTGCTGGCCTAAAACCTGAGCCATCCTCTTCAAGAGAGTGAACGACTCCGCATTGTCAGTCGGTTGATCGAAAGAATCGACCTCAGCCCGTAACGCAGAGCGGATTACGCGGCGCTGACCTTGCACAACCATTTCGCGCGAAATAAAGCGAGATGATTGGAACCAC